ATAAAATAAACTTCACCCAAAAACGTGTATCAAACATATTCAAGTACTTCTTACCCTTTAAAGTAAGACGAAATGTACTCCCATGTGTCTAACACGTCCTTCAGCTATGTTCTCACTCTCAATCAATTCAGAGAGGCTATACCTGAAGAACACCGTCCATCGTGGGTGAAAGTCACCACCATCACCATGGTTTCGAAATTTCTGGCGGCTGTGGACATCAAAAAGATCAAGGAGCGTATGACTGCTCTCAAGTCTGTCAGGCTTCGGATGGTCGGTACCAAGTCTGAAGGGTTTGAATGGAAGCTCCGCGAGACTAAGTTCTACAACCAAATCACGTTGGGGTACGTTGATGCCAACAGTACCAAGTCTGTCAAGGTGTTTCCAAATGGAAGTGTTCAGGTTGCTGGGTGTTCTGATCTGTTTGACTGTAACCGTATCATCAAACAGCTTACGCATCTGGTGAAGGTTCTGATGATGTCCACTAATGATATCCCTATTGACAATTTCAGAGTGGTTATGATCAACACGAACTTCAGCCTCAATTACAACATCAATCTGATCAACCTGGCTGACATCTTCCATAAAGAGAAAATGTTTATTGTTAGCTTTGATCCGGATAGGTACTCAGCAGTCAAAATCAAGTTCAAACCCGCTTCTGATATGAAGCAGATCACGGCTAGTGTGTTTAGTACCGGTAAGGTGATTGTGACGGGCGCCGAGACGTTGAAAGAGATTGCTTTTGCTTACAATATTCTCAACCAGTACATACTTTCACACGCGTCCCATATAAAGGTGGGTAAGGTTGAAAATCCGGATGTGTTCAACTCTATATACGGGTACACTTTCGATGACCTGATTCCGGTTCTGACCAAAAAGGGATTCAAACCATGGGGCTTTATTCAGGAGAATGAGCAAATTAATTTCTAGTTTACCAATAAAGATGTCTCAGCGCTTAGGCATGGCGGATGGGCGTTGCTTTACTATCAATAGTGCTAGCCGGCTTGTAAATGATTATGTGATGACTCAATATGGTATCCCCTATGAAAACAACTACGCCTATCGTCAACTTCTCCAACAGAAGGGTCCGGATATTGTTCATCGACTTCAGGCCCGACAGAACACCCGCCCTTCTCCCAATGGTAACAATTGCCAGGCGTGTGACGTAGCTCTCTTAAAGATGCCAAACACATACTAAGTAGGGAAATATGAAGATTGTAATTGACGGTAATATCGGTTCCGGTAAGACCACTCAGATCAACCTATTGGAGGGTCTAGGGTTCCGTGTCAAGCGTGAACCAATTGAACAATGGCCACTGGATCTGTTCTATAGTGATATGGAACGGTGGGGTCTCACTTTTCAATTGGTTGTTCTCCATACACTCCGAACGGATCAGATTAATACGATTTTTGAGAGGAGTCCTTTGTCCGCCCGAGAGATTTTTTGGTCTTCTTTGAAAAAGACTCCACTGGAGGATCGGGTATTCAATTGGGCCTACGACCGCGATGCGTGGTATCCGGATGTATATATCCTATTGGACAAGGATCCCAAACTGTGCCACAAACACATTCAGACCCGCGGCCAAGAGGGGGACGGTGGTGTATCCATGGAGTATCTCACTTCACTTGATGAGAAGTATCGGGCTATGTTCAATCGTATTACATGTCCCAAGTACAAAGTGGATGCTTCACAGTCCCGTGAACAGATCCACGAAAATATAGTAACTATAGTAAATGAGTACATGTCAGTATGAAAATTGTAAAGTTCGTACTCTTATGGATGGTTATTGTGTAAGACACATAAATCAGATATGTTCAATTTGTATAGAACCTGTCTCCAGCACAAACTCTACGAAGAACAAAAGGTTGTCCTGTGGACACGCATTCCACTTTAATTGTATTATCAAATGGTTCACAATGTCAGATTGCTGTCCAACTTGCCGCACACCACAATTATCAGATCCTCTTCTGGTCTTTAAGAAGGCGGTTGAGAGTAACTTGAGAAAGAAGTACCGAGATGCCATCCGAACTCTTGAGGAAGAATTACGAGTGCGAAGTATACCATGAAAAAGTACCTAATGGTCTTTATAAGAGATGTGCGAGGCCAGTGAAGTGTGTGCCATCTGTCTGAATTCCATCAGGACAACCAGACACACCCCAGCACTCAAGTGTGGTCACGTGTTCCATCCAGGCTGTATAGACGAGTGGACAGACCGGGGTGGTGAGACCTGTCCATTGTGTAGGAAGATGTTGAACGGGGCAAAGTACCGAGTGACTCTTACCATAGAAAATTTAGAAACCAGAACATCCAACAGCCACCCTCTTCCAGGTGACGTGGTTCGTTCGATCTCAGAACGTCTCCATATAGAGGACGAAGTCGGCCGGTACAATACTGATATTATGTTCGATGTCGATCGTTTAGAAGATCTTGCTGATATACTTGGGGATTTCGGAATTTCCAACGCGAACGCCCTTATTCTTGACACAGAATGAACTACAGTACTTCGAGTAGTTGTATCCATAGTTTCTACAGGATCTGCGTGGATCGCGGATGATCTTACCACAGGCCCCTGTCAGCAGTGGTCCGGTTGCCCACCCCTGCTTGTGGCTAAACAGATTGACGGCAAATTTGAGTTTCCGACCGGGCTTTAACTTCTTACCCGCACCCGCTTTGAGTACCCGGGAATACGGAACACCATACTTGGCTGCTATGCTCTTGTACGTGTCACCCTCTTTTACAACATGCTCCGCCTTACTGTGCTGCTTGTAAAAGTGAAAGTCACCCGTCTTGTTGCCGTATATGTTTGTGGGAGCCACGACTAACATTATCTTATAGCACCCCTTCTTACACTTGGCCATAGCGGGAGCCTTGTAGACCTTCCCAGGGTTATCCGCTATGATTCTCTCAGCTATCCCCTTACAATTTGTGTACGTATGGTGTCCGTCACGCCCCACTCTGGCACCTGGTACACTCTTCATGGCTCGGTAAGTACGGTAATCATTGACAGCATAGGCATAACAGTTATTAGACCGTCTACCTACTGTGTGCCACGGTTCCAGTTTGAAGGTGATCTCCGATCCATTTGTGGGTGGCGTATTCCACCTGCTCATCTCTTTCTTAATACAAAGTAAATATTTTTAAAACTGTAGTCCTTTTCGGCATTGGTCATGTATCGACGACACCACTCGCTTTCGCTACAGAACTCACTGAAGTTACCCTTCTCCACTAAGTCGAACCCCATCTCATTCATAATACGCATAAACTTCTCGAAATTGAACAGGAACTCCGAGATGGGCTTGTTGAAGTACTTGGTCCCCTTGACCATCACCTCCACCTCCTTCCCCAGCATCTTGAACTTGGGACTGTTGAAATTCAACGCATCATCGTACTTCTTGGTGAATGTAACCTTCTCTGTGTTTACCATAGGTTTGTTCTTGAGCGCCTGATAGACCAGACGACCATCCAGGACGGTTGCCATCAGAACACCACCCTTTTTCAGATTGTCGTGGATGTTCATGACAAGCGATTCAAACATCTTCTTATTGCGGAGGAAGTAGTGAATAGCGAAGTTTATGTTGACCACGTCGAATTTCTCACCCTTGTTGATGTAATTCTTGACGGTGTACACCGGACTGTTCATTTTGTAAAACTTCATATAGTTCGGATGGGGATACTCCTCCTTTACAATATCAAACCCAACCACCTTTGTGGCTCCAGACTTGATGTACTTACCCACGTCCTCACCCTTACCCGAACCGATATCGAGCACCGACTTACCTTTGGTATACTTCATAATCATCTTGGACTTGATCTCACTGTGGAAATCTCTCATAGCACCCGGCCCCACCGACAGTTCCGTGATTGTCAGAGGCTTTGTTATGGACTCCCACACCTGGTTACTGGCCGCCACACCGTTGCCGAACTCCTTGTCCGAACGCTTGCGGATCATCTTGAACCCATTGTTTTCGTACTTGAACTCACCCACCCCGGGTGGACCTGGGATGGGTACCTTCAGAGTACCCTTGCGGACGTTTTCAGGTGCCGCGGAATCCACAAAGATATCATTAACAATCTTACCACCCTTCGTATGGAAGGTACCCTTACCATCCACACCCCCGAATGGATAGTTACCATAGGTCTTACCGTTGGTTCCGAAGCCAGCCAGGTGTAAAGTCTTTCCGTTGTAATAAAAGTCAATTGTATTCTCATCCTTCCACTTGAGTATGTTTCTGGAGAAGTACTGATCCTCGGTCGGGGTGAAAATCAAACCATCCAAGGGGTAAGGAAAGGACTTCTTCCGGGACCACACAGCCGCCGCGGCCTCGTATATATTCTTGAAACCGGTTGTGGTCTGCCCGGGGTACTCCACGATGTCCTTGCCGTTATCCACAAGGAAGGTCTTTATCTTGAGCATAGGTACTCGCATCTCCATGAGAGTTCTATAAAGACCCATCAATCTATCTGGTAACTTGAGCTTGCGGGTATCCTGACCCTTGTATGAAAGGATATCAAATGTGTAAAACTTACCGCGATACAATTCACCATCCATCACAGTTCCGGTGAAGTCGGGTTTCGCACCGACGTCCTTCAATAACGTCACATCCATACTACGAGAAATAAGACTCATGTTACCATTGGATCCCACAATCAAAAGATACCGTTCCCCGTCGGCTTTCTCTGTAACCGAATAGTTCTTCTTTGTCAGAACCCTCTTTTTAAAGGCATCCAGAGTGAGGGTCTGTGGAAGCGGTCCGGTAAATTTGGGACCCATGAACTTGCGATAGTCGGCCACTGCGACACCCTTGGCCCGAGAATCCTCAATCATTTCCGATACCTTCTCTATGAGCTTACACGTACCCACTTTACCATTGAATTCGATTTCAACCTGGTACTTACCACCACCCGTTGTCAAATCCACACGGTGGTTATCCTTCTCAAATGAAATACGATCTCTGGTTATGATGTATTCACCCACAGATGGAGCCTGTTTGAACAAATCCTCGTACATAGCACCTCTTTTCTCTTTGGACTTAGCCAGACGGTAATTGGGTTTCACATCCACGGTGCTCACCTTCTCCTTCATTTCGTAGATGGTTCCATTGGCCGACTCGACACGTCTAACATTTTGACGGGGATTGAGGGTACGCGAAACCACCTTATCACGTGACGTGGTTCTCCTCCACCCCTCAGATCTGAAGTGAGCCTCGATGTCATCAAACACCCTTTTGGTCACACCAGGGACGAAGCGCCCTCTTTCCATATTACCGAAACGCGCCTCGGTTTCTATACCCACCCCGCTCGCTCCCAGGCTGTTTAGCGCCTTGGCACATACGGATGTGGCCACCGGTTTCAGACCGGCCAACCGTCTCCTAAGATTCGAGTTGTTCATTACTGTAAACAAACAGTTTTTTCTCAGATCTCTTTGTAGCCAATAATAGTCTCACCAGACTGGGAGTGTATCATAGTGGGGAACGCATCCACGTCGGGACATTTTTCAGACGAACAGTCCACAAAAGTGTGGTTTATACCACCCGCCTTCATATGGTCAAGCTGTCTGCGTGTCCAACCGCAATCCATAGAACCGTATACCTTCCACATACCCCCGCGTGTGGGTCTCCTGAGTCTACATAACATGAACACCGCGACTATCAGAAGGAACGCGGCGAGGGTGATTAGGCGAGTGGTCATTTACTCTTAGCGGTCATTTTCTTTGCGATCGCTTTTACCATGCGGCGGAGCATATCATTTGTCTGATTGAGGTTCACAGTCTGCCCTGGTCTGACAGCGGCCAAAAGACGACGAGCTGCGTTCTTAAGCTTCGCATTGTTCATCTGATTTACGTTAGCATTGTTCACCATCACAGTGGCCCCCTTCACCTTCACAACGGGCTGATTCAGTTTCATACCATTATTGGAATTTGAATTGGAACTGGATGCGGAACCCATCATCCGAACCGTGCGGGTCGAACGAGCCGAGTCTGTATTAGAACCGGAAGGTGACGCCAGTGTAACCGGCTGATTGGATACAGTCACACGCTTGGCACGCGTGCGGCGCCGACCCCGCGCCCGTATCGCAGCGAAGCGTTTCATGGCATTCATAGCACGCTTTTCTTCCGCGGTGCGTTCCGCTGCCTTCTTATTACGACCCATTTTAGCAAGCTCCGCGATTGAAATTGGAGCCACCATAGAAAAGCCAGGGGGGAGATTCTTAGGGGGTGGGCGAGCGATGGGGGCACCCATATTCTGAAACACCTTCGCGCGGATCACACCACGGACCGAATTACGGTTAAAACTCTCGAGTGCCATGAGACTGTTGGTCAGTGCGTTAGCATCTACCGGTGCGGTTGTAGATATTACCTTCTTGATGAAATTCTTTGTCTGCCCAACCTTCATAAGTCTGTCCGTGAGTTTTTCGGTCTTCTCGGTGGCCTTCTTGATCTCGGCGTCGGACAACCTAGTACCGGGTGTGGGTACAACCACGCGGGGGTCTCTAGCCACGCGACCAGTTGCGGGGGTTGGCACTGTTGGCATGGCCATAAGCTTCACACGGTATCTCAGGTTCTTCGATGCCATCGGTTTCTTCTGGACCCCCTTTGGCTTGAGCATCTCACCGGGTTTCATGAGCTTTAAAAATTTTAGCATTTCATATTGTGTATTAAAAGCTGGTATGTCTTCTCCAGCCTTCATCATTTCGCCGAGCTTCTTCTTGAGCCTCCTGTGATTACCCTTTGAAAGCATGACACCCTTCAGAGGGTCTTTGTTAGCCTTGCGTGATCCGCGGGGTACCGCCGTTGGGAACACCATGCGACCTTCGTTACCGCTGTTAGCATAATTACCACCCTCACCCTCTTCTTCGTTTGCGCCGTTTCCAACTTCCATGGGTTCCTCTTCTTCTATACCAAAGTTCATACCATTGAGACTCGCCATCAGTTCGCGGAAAGGCGCGGCGACCTCTGGCGATGCCGTTGGCTTGCCGGCTGGAGCCTTCCCCTTGCTGTACTTACTCCACTCGTCCTTCATGTGATCCCTCATAAAGGCGCACAATTCGAGGCGCTTCGGTGATTTCAACCGTTTGTATAAACCCTGTTTTAACTCATTACCTGCTATTTTACTCGTAATAAGGTCTTTGATTTCCTTGACTGACATAGCCAGGAGACCGGCAGCCTTGAGATTTTGTGGAGTCATTTTTTTCTTCTGATCCACGGTTAATCCTTTCTTGCCACATATCAGCTCAAAGTTTTTGTTCATTTATATTTACCATAGAAAATAATTGTTTCATAGTCGGGAGGGACTTGTGGGACACACCGGCACGAAGTCTACCCATTGCCAGTTTGGGACTCGACGCACCTATATATTCGCGCGGAAGGTACTTGCGAACAATCTTCTTTATCTGAGGGGATCCGTCCAGATACAGACTGTTCAAGAAAAAATGGATGTCAAATCGAGGATCGCAGTTGGGATAGGTACCGTGGGATTCCTTAAAATCCATCGACTGTATAGTAGGATTCTTGTAACCTGGTAATTGTATATTGGCCAGACCAAAATCCCCTATAAACGCATTACCGTCCTTGGTCACAAAAACATTATTGTGATTCAGATCGTTGTGACGGAAGGACGGATATTTCTTTTGAATTTTCATGAGAGTTATCAGTACCTTCTTGAATACTTTATTGAAATTCTTCGGGGTTATATTTGTCAGTGGAACGTACTGAGTGTACAGTATTCCATCCACATATTTATATGGTTTGACGACGCCATCAGGTGCCGCTTTGTACGCAAGTAGGCCAATGCGGTACTCTAGGGACATATCTTCACGGGTGTCCTTTGCGGCGTACTTGTATCTACACATTTTGTTGAGACATCCCTTGTAGACGTCTCCATATTCACCTTGACCGATCTTTTCAACTAGCATTTTTATATATGGTAACATTATAAATGAACGATCCATTTTCACAGAACAATGTAAATGGTAAGATACCCCCAATTAAACAGACCATAGAGAGACTATCGAAACTTTTAGAACCCCGTGTGAAACTGTTAAAAACTCCTTTAGTAATGAGAAGCTGGGGATCCCGCGATTCACCCAAACTTGAAATGGAATCACCTTATTTTGTAGGTCCACGTGTGAAATTCACGAGCACTTTCATAAATGCGAAGAAAACCGTGAATAACTTTTGCTTTTTGATTGTGGCAACCAGTTTCAAAGAGACTTTCTCAAGCCACGCCATGACTGGGTGGTGGTGTGACGGGGTGCTCACACTGTTTGATCCAAACGGAGACTTTGACACACCCGTCTCAGACTCTGTATACAATGGGTACGGGTACTTCAAAGCGCCGCAAGTAAGAGGACTCAAAAATCCACTGTACAACACCCTGTTACATTATTTTAGAAATCTTAAGAAAGTCCGAGTGTACACAGGTCCCCATATACCGTGCCCCGCTGGTGAGTCACGCACGTGCGCCTATCGCACTCTCATGTATATCGTGGCATCCGGAATGTCCAATGATCCCGTGGATGTTGTACAATATACATCAAAGTTAGTTCAGACGAAATTTAAGGAACTTAAAGAATTGACAAAAGCAAACTCGCCAAATGTGAAAAAATTAGTTAATAGTTTATTTACTGTTAATAAGAATACATCTATTGACACTACATATCTTAATTTACATCAACTTCCTCCTCCTCCTCGTACTCGACCTCCTCTTCCTCCTCCGGATCTTCAACCCCCTGGAAAGCGAAGGAAGGCAACTTCTTAGAAGGTTCGAGCAGGCACTGTTGAAGACGGACAGTCACTCCAAACTTGTTATCAATGAACCAAATCTGATTGATATCTACAATGGCCATAACCTTTTGACCCTTCTCAACCGCATCAAGCTCAACCTTCTCGCGTCGTGTGTTGTATGCCTCAGGAATGAAGCCACCCGTCTTGTCAGTCAGGATCTTGAGCTTGATCGTCGATGCGTAATCACCCTTCCCAGGGCGAACCATGGGCTTGTAGAGCGCCTCCTTCATAACGGCCATCCCATACTTCTTACCGAGCCACTCCTCTGAGTTGGCTGCGACGGTATTGAGAATGTGCTCATCCAGCGCTTTGAGCTTGTCGGCGATGTCAGCACACTTAGGGTCAGAAGTATCGAGGGACAGATCCAGAGAGTAAGAGGTCTTCTTGGTGGCCTCGTCCGTATAGGAACTCAGGCCAAAGGGAGCACGCATGAAGGGAAACTGGATGTAGAGCTTGTTGTTACCAGTCGAAGACAGGTACACAGCCTTACCACCCATCTTGTTCTTGCGAAGCTTGGAGAAGTTGACATTGGAGGGAACGAAGTCAGTCGAAAGCTGAATCTGGAGCGCCATTGTTGTTCTGGTTATACCATATACATGGCTCTGGCCTTTAAGCATTTTTTTTCTGGGTGTACTGTAAACTATGGGTCTCTTTGCTGACTGTGGATGCGGATGCGATGGTAAGGTTCAGGAGAAGAAGATGTTCACCTCCCTCATGGCGGGTGCTCTTTTCTATATCGTGGCCAACCCACAGACATTTCTTTTCGTGAAGAACCTGACGGGTCTCAACCTCGCAAACTCCTCGGGGTGTCCCACGTGCCTGGGTCTCGTGGTCCACGCCATTGTATTCTTCCTGGTCACATGGGCCCTTATGAACATGTAATTTTATTGTGTGCTACTAACAGATGGTACTGTTTGATATCTTTGCGGGGTTAGTGGTCACTATTACGATTGTCCTCGTGCCTATAATCATAAGTTGTCTTATTAGAAACCCAGACACGAACAATATCTGGGACTGTTTAAGATGGTCGTCAACTCCCGCGGACCCAAAACCAAGTGGATCTAAAAAGGTCATGTGTGAAATAGAAGGTGAAGACCTGTTCAACTCCAAGGTGTACACCAGAGATGGTAAACTCGTAACCTCCCAACCAGATAAATTAACATGTGATGAGTGTAATAAGTACGTATATAAAGAGGGACCAGGAGAGTGTTATGATCTTGGGTTTGATGAAACGTATCAATCCAAAGATTATGTGGTTGGGGTCTGCTCAACTAGTTTGACGAAGAAGTCATGCCCATTCTAAAAGTCCTCGTCGAAATTGATACCACCTTCATTCGAAAACTTCGCGTAATCACCTACCCTTTTCTCAAAGAAGTTGGTCTTGCCGTCCAGTGATATGTTCTCCATGAAATCAAATGGATTCGTGGTGTTCCATATCGGTTGATAACCCAACTGTTTGAGGAGACGATCAGCCACGAACTCGATGTACTCAGACATCTTCTGAGAATCCATACCTATCAATCTACATGGGAGCGCATCCAGGATAAACTCCTTCTCTATGGCCACCGCGCTACCCACTATGGCTCGTACCGTCGTCTCTGTGGGACGTTTGTTCAACATTTCAAAAAGAGCCACAGCGAACTCCTGGTGCGTCGCCTCGTCGCGACTGATCAACTCGTTGCTAAAGGACAGACCGGGCATCAACCCTCTCTTCTTGAGCCAAAAGATGGCACAGAAGCTCCCAGAGAAGAAGATACCCTCAACGCACGCAAAAGCAACCAGTCGTTCACGGAATGGTAAATCCCGACTGAACCAGGTCATGGCCCACTCTGCCTTCTTCTGGATACATGGGATTGTTTCAATTGCTCGGAATGTCTCCTCCTTTTCCACTGGATCTGTTATGTACTTTTCGATCAACAGACTGTAGGTCTCTCCGTGGACCATCTCATTGTGCTCCTGGTAGGCGTAGAAACTTCGGGCTTCCGACAACTGAACCTCCTTAGCGAAGTTCATATTCAGATTTTCGAAAACTATACCGTCCGACGAGGCAAAGAAAGCCAGAATGTATTTGACAAAGTGCCGCTCATCCTTCGTCATAGAGTTCCAGTCGTCCATATCCTTGGCCAGGTCGATCTCCTCCGCTGTCCAGTTGGACATCTGAGCATTCTTATAGAGTTCCCACAGGTGTGGGTACCGAATGGGGAACACCGTGAACCGGTTTGGATTTTCGGCTAGTATAGGTTCCCAGTTTTCTTCAAGATACTCCTCAAGTTCAAAGGTAGTCCCTATGTGCGTACCGTCCACTAGGATCTGGGGATACATGTTGACTGATTTTCCACACAACTGGTGAAGGTTCTCTTTGTCTACAATCCGTTTTGTATATGACACCCCTCGAGTCTTGACCAGTTGTTCAGCTTCGTCACACATACCACACCCATCCTTCGATAAGATTGTAACCTTCATCTGCGATATTATATATAAATATTTTTAGTTCCATTGTTCTAATTATGATTATCCTCGCAGACGTCAAAGCCGGTGACACTGTAAAGGTCCTATTGTGTGATGATGGTATAGAGGAAGATACATACGCCAAGGTAGTGGACGTCTTCCCCACCTGTATGTCTGTGCGATACTATACAGCCACTAGTAAGGTATACAAAGGAGCCTGTCTGTACGAACTTGATGAGGACGAGAACCCCGTCGAGGTGGAGTCTCTCATGGAACATTACCCAGATGGTGAAACCCCATTGTCCATGTTAAATGACACACTGGCCTATATAGAAGATGAGGTGTACCCGGATGAAGACTCGGAAATCCACGATCTATCGGACGAAGACGAAGACGACCTTGAGGACTTTGTGGCAGCTGACGGACTCCTTGAATTGCCCGAAGATCACGAAGAAGTCGATCGCAACTGGAACCAGTGGGAGCCACCCACGACGGGTGGAAGACGCTTCAAAGCTTTGATCGATGCCATGGATCGTATGGCACGCGAAGAGATGGACAACCAACAGTTCTCTATCGTCTAGTGGTTATAAAGCGTTTATTAAATGGTTCAATAGTCGTATATGGTCGAGTAGCAAATGTGTTTTTTAAAATTGGACCATTCTTATTAAGAGCTGACATCATGTTTAATCTCTTGTGATACAATTTGATGTCAGGTCGTTATCGAATGCCAGATATTGCTGTAATACTTTGTGGACGATTGTACCATTTGTTCGTAAAAGGTTTACAATAACAAAATAATGATGCCCTCGAGATGATCCACTGCTCAGTGTAAATGTATATTTAACCACGAATACACCTTCGGTTGTCAATATCTTATCACTCAAAATAAAGGATGGTAGCCCACAGTTCGCAGGTGAAAATGTACGCAAACATTCAAGTCTACTAGACTGATGATATCTTTTGAATAAACTTACAAATTTTTCAAAAAACATATCAAGCAATAAACTATTGGGTGTATAAATAGTTTGTCCGGCGGGTAGATTTCTTCATATATAGTACCGACAAAATATGTGTGTTAAATCCATTCAAGTATTTTGATCCCTTTAGGTAAGGACTGTCCACCATGGCCTTACTTGACGAAATCTGGGCTGAGTTTGATGCTTTTCGCGCAACTCAGGAACCACCTGCTATCATATCAACAAAGGACAGTCACTACTCATGTACGTGTGGAGGTACCAAGGTGTTTGGACCCGACAACCTCCCAGTCTGTACAACCTGTGGAATTGTAGAAACAATGTATGTATCAGATGAACCAGAGTGGGTAAGTGCTGTATCAGAGGATGGTGTCAAGACTGACACTGCTAGATGTGGTATGCCTACGGATACAGATCTCTTCTCCGAATCATGGGGGGTTGGTACTGTAATCAATGCCAAGTGGGGCAACTACGAACAGCAGAAGATGGCTCGTATAAACTTCCACAGTTCTATGAACCACAAAGATCGTTCGCTTTTCCACGCATACTCAGACATCGACAAGGCTGCCAGAGATCACCTGGGACTCCCGGACAATGTCATCAAGAGTGCCAAGGTTTTGTACAGAAAGTTCAATTCGGGTGTGTTAACGCGGGGTGCGGTGCGTACTGGTATCAAAGCGAATTGTGTATTCTACGCCTGTAAACTTGCCAATATCCCCCGGACCACAAAGGAACTTGCTGAAGCCTTCGGTATCCAGACTCGTGACATCAGTCGGACAGCTGACATATTCAAAAGCACTCTGTTGGGTGGTGAGTCCACTCCCACGGCACCGGTTCAGGTTACCCGACCGTCCCATGTGATCCCCAGGTTGTTGAATGAATTCAATGTCCACTCAGGGGTGGTCAGGGTAAAGTGTAACAAGATGGCTCAGAGTCTGGAGGATTGCGTACCCCTTATGGGTAAGACACCTAACAGTATAGCAGCCGCTGTGATTGCTAGGGTTTTGAGTGAAACTGTGACCAAGCAGGAGATCGTGGCCAAGTGTGGAGTGAGCATGCCGACACTGAACAAGATCCAGACGATAGTTAGCAAGCACTTAGAGGCTAAGGGCGGTAATTAGATTAGTTATGGTGAAGTTGTTCCTTAGTACGCCATGCTACGGGGGCCTGTGCCTAGAAGCATATGTAAGCAGTGTCATTGGACTTCAAGTTGAAATGCTTAAGGAGGGTATCCAACTGTATCTGGATACCACCGAAAATGAAAGTCTCGTCCACCGTGCCCGCAACGTGTCCGTTGGACGTTTTATGCAGAAATCCGACGCCGATTATTTCATGTTTGTCGATGCCGATGTCCACTTTGATCCCAAGGCGGTTACCCGTCTCATTAAGTCTGGTCATGATGTGTCCGTTGCCTGTTATCCCAAAAAGTTTATCAATTGGGATACCGCCACTGCGGCTGTTCAGTCCGGTGATGAGCGTAATATGGCCATGCTTTCAGCCAGTCTGGTTGTGAATTTTGGCGCGCGACAGATTCAGATTGAGAATGGGTTTATTCCTATTCTGGACGGTCCAACTGGATTTATGATGATCAAGCGTGAGGTCTTTGAAAAGATGGAAGAGCGGTACCCCGAGTTGAATTGTAAGAACGACCACCAGAACCGAGACTTTGATGATTACTGTGCTCTGTTCGATTGTATGATTGATCCAGTGTCGAAGCGTTACCTTTCAGAGGACTACGCCTTCTGTCGGAGGTGGCAACAGATGGATGGGAAGATCTACGCAGACGTTCAGACCACTCTGGGTCACGTGGGTAATCTACCATTCTCTGGGTGTCTCGAAGATAGGCTTAAGGCTAAAAACCGTTCTAAGATTAATGAGGCTCTCTCTGGTGATAGTAACCCGGAACAAGTCGGTGTCGGTGAAGACCCTTCACACAATTCTAAGGTTCAATGCGAAGAGTCTACAGCACCAGCATCAAGTTAGTATCATGTATACGGATGATAACGTATACGAAAAGTCCGCGAATCTTACGAAGGCTTTCAAGAGTTCCGATCGGGTCGTTTACGTCGGGTACAGCGCCTCGGTTGATAATGACTCTATTGAAAAGCTCTTAGATACATTCCCACCGGGTTACAATGGTATTGTACTGCCAGCTGTCACGGAGGGTATTGATTGGAATCTGTTCAAGAAGAAGACGCTCGAGAGGTCCACAGAGCCAGCCTCCCAAATGGGTCTCGGTTTTGATACAGAGGTTGACAAACCAATCAAGAACACCGACATGTGGACCATCAAGAAGACAGATCCCAAGGTGTGGGCTCTGGACTCCAAGCAAGTCATTAAGAGTCTCCGTGAGCGGAAGGGTGACGGCCTCAAGGTTCCCCACAACCACAGTGAACTCTTTACAAAGATAAAAACATGCGCCTTTGCTAAGGCAAGAGTGACTCTGACGTACACTCACGAGTGTCTAGGTAATATCCTAGAGTCCGCGGGAGTCAAGAAGTCATGAAGGAACACCTGGAGCGCGTTGGTACTGAGTGGGTCGTGAAGACTGATTCACCTCTGTACGCAGAAGCTTTGAAGTGTTTCCACAGTGCGTGGGGTGTTGAAAAGATCCCTATATTCCCTGGACCCCAACCGGTTTCCATAGAACGTAAACACTTTTCAACCCTCAAGGGAAACAAATATGTGGTATGCGAGAAAACGGATGGTGTAAGGACGGCTCTTTTGGCTTTCACTTTTGGTGAAACCAAAAAAGTCACCCTGTTGATCAACAGGGCTCTGCGTATGACTTACATTTCCATTAACCTTCCCAAATCTGCTCACCAAGGAACCCTCTTGGACTGTGAATTGATCGATAAGACTCTGTTAGTTTACGATGGCACATGGGTTTCTGGGAATGACATCAAGTCTAAGAATCTCGTGGAACGTTTTGAAGTGATTGACATGTTTGTGAGTGGTATCCTCCGTTTGGCCAAGGATCCCGTTCTGGTCAAACTCAAGAAGATGGTACCTCTGAATGAGTTGGACAACTATTGTCGGAACGTTATACCCACCCTACCATACAAGACTGATGGACTCATCTTCACTCCGGTGGATGAACCAGTCAAGTTGGGTACACACAATACAATGTTCAAGTGGAAGCCTAGGGATCTCAATACCATAGACTTCCAGGTGAAGTGGCACGGGTCCAAATGTGCTTTGTATATCCAGGACAAAGGAAAGCTCGTGTACGAATCGGAGATCAAAAACGCAGAACCATATGCGGATATCCTAAATGAGGACACCATAGTGGAGTGTATGTATGTATCAAATGAGTACCCTATGTGGTGGAAACCGATCGGCGTGCGGGCTGACAAGACGTACCCCAATAGTCGGTTTACCTTTTACCGGACTCTGGTGAATATCAAAGAGGATATTCAATGGCACGAGTTCACCCGCTTGTAAAGGAGAATGTAATGGTATCCATTAGTAGGCACAGTGTCAACCTTCTGACACAGGTGATCGTTTTTTAAGTACCACTGACCTTTGTGTTTTGTGAAAGAGATGTAATGACCGCCATGGGGTGAACCGTGATGTGTACACATGGCAAACAGATCATATACAGACTCAAATCTATTAGGAGACTTTTCATGCATAAAGGGTTGTAGATTGAATCTTTCGGGGGCATTCACCAATACCTTATTGCCATACATACGAATTGTGAAAGCTAGAATTCTAGGAGGATCGTGGAACATTGTCCGAGTAGTTGCCACGTTGTGTTTTACCCCTTTGGAATCCTCGTACCCATCCAGAATACTCCACTTCAGATGGGATCGTAACATGTCCTCAAGTGACATGGCTTTATCGGCGTACAGTATAGTTATAGGAGAGTCTTCATAGGTATGTGTGGTTTCCGACGGACACACCGTCTCCTGGACCAACTTACCATAGAATACAGCCTTGACGAAGGGTGATAAAGATTTCTCGAGCATATCTAGTAAGCAAAGGAAAGCCTCTTGGCTATCTTGTTGGTGCGGACTTTTGAACTGTTCGTACCTGTTCCTGAACATCCCCAGCAACTTTGCTGGATTGGGTTGCTTGGTTCCGTACCAAGTGTCTCGTACCAGGTGCTGGTACTCGTGGGTGAATTCACATTTACCCTCATAGTCCTCGAGTAACATCCGATTACTCAGTTGGGGTACCTGCAGCAGGCATTGGAGGGCGGAGTTAAAGTAACAGGTGTTACCGAGGTTAAAAAGACCCTTCACCATTATACAAATGAAGGAGCTTTTCTTAAAGTCAAAACCACTCCTCGATTCCCACAAGTCTAAGAAACATGTGGAGTTTGAGATGCGTTTAGGGAAGATCAATAACAATATGTTTGATACCAACGTCGGCCGGGATGCTTTCATGGAGGTTATGAAGGCCCTTCGGATCTACAAGGAGTGGGAGTCTGTCAAGGAGTCCACAACCTCTGTGTATTACAAAGGTCCGGTCCGGATGTCCATCGACGAAGACACGGAGAATGTGACCACGGTCCGCAAACAAAAACTTCAAGTGATAGACCACTATCTTAAGGATCGACCATTTGACGTTCGGTTCTGTGTGTCTGAGGAACTACCTGTGGAAGACGACATCAGTGATGAAGTCATGGATTACGTTCGCCACAAGCAGAGAGTATCATTCTTGCGGAAGAACCTATCCATAGATATGACTGTGGTATCGGGTGACCCCGACGATCTGGACGACGAAAATGAAGAAAGCTATGAGATTGAGATGGAAATTGTGGATCCAACCAAGGTCAACGACAATGACACTTTCTACAACATCCTCCACAAAATTGAATGTATTCTCAAGACACTCTCTAAAAATAAGAATCAAAATCACTCGTCGTAGAACTAGTGTCTGACCCAGATTCAGACAAGTCTATTACCATGGGACGCGTAGGATTGAGTATGTTCAATAGGGTACACAGAAGTGTCTTGTGACGTCCCACGCCCATCTCAGTCCAATTGGTAATTATGTAAAGTATGAGATCGTTATCATCCATAAGTGGATTCTCCTTTACCCACGCATCTGGATCCTCTGCGATCAGATACCCAGGGCGCTGTGTCATGTAGCGGATTTCCATATCACCCATCATACCAGTTTCAGGATCCCGGTTAATGCGTATATAATCAGCCGTCACGTAGATGATAGCATCCAAAAATTCCTCATTGGCCATCTCCATCCACGAATTTGTCTTGGTACCCCACGTGGTCGTGTCGTCATCCACCCTCACACCGTGACCGTACCGCTCACGACCGATCGTCAGACGCTCCAGAACTGGATCCAAGTTCATTTTCGTTTTCGTTACAAACGTTTTTAAGTTTTAAGGCATATTCACGTAGATTATCTGGAATATTTTCGGGACGGTTCGCCTCTATAACCATCTTGGCTCCAAGGGCCAACATGGCATCCTTCTTTATATTATAGGCCACTTCCGGTTCGGGAAGTCCGGATATCTTTGATAGGTACCCACTGGTATTTACAATCAGAAAGGTGTCAGTAAACCATCGTTTGAACTGTGGATCTTGACGAAAGTACTTCAAGAATTCAGACTCGAGTTTATCGTACATCAGGTGCTTTATTGGCCATTCTTCTTCTTAAGCTGTCTGGCCAGATTCATAAAGTAATCAAAATTCTCATCATTCACCGGAGTGTTCACTATAGCATTTGAGGCTCTCTTTATCTCATTACACAGCTCATCCTTGGTACCATCCAACTTTATAACACCCAGAGTCTTTGCGTACTTCACCAATGTGGCCTTCTTGTAACTGTTACATGGCTTACCATCAATCATAAAGCCCACATTCTTCTTCACAAATTCGGAAATCAGCTCACACAACCGAGGCTTACTCACAACAGATGGCAACCCTATACCCAAACGAGTGGCCATGTCGATAAGAGCCACCTTCGTGTACCGGAGACACTGTCTGGAACCAATCTTGAACCCAACCTTCTTATTGTGGGTGAAATTGAGGTTTGTGGGTGCCGTCTTACCCACATTATTGGCCTTACCATTGGTATTCAATCCTATCCCAAAAATCTTACGGACGGACTCTGGCACCTTCACATTGGCCCGTTCGTATCTGTTGGCCACCTTATTGCGGAGATACCCGGGACGCTTGGGGATCCGGTAGCAACAGGGCTGTCCCTGTGGGTTGGGACGGACGTAATAGTTCTGTCCCTGGGGACACTTACCCTGGAAACTGTACGGGACAGGTCTCTTGCCAACGGGACAGGTGGTACCACGACGGGTCACATCTGGCGCTGGTTGGTTATTCGCACGGCGGGCCAATTTACTGGGCTTGGGATCCGGGCGAACGCTCCCACTTGCCTTTGGTGTGAGTATACCCGCGGTCTTTATGAAATCCACAAAACGCTGTATGGTCCGCGATGCCACTCGTGGCGCCTCCGTACCCTCCACAACTATGGTACCGTTCCGAGCAATCAAAAGGGTAAACTTATCGTCGAACTTCACATACAGAAAGGGGCTGTCCTTCTTGGCCTTTGTCAGGAAAACGTTGCGGACCGGTTCAAATGTGGCGGACAGAACCATACCGTCAAACTTGGCCATACCCTTGGTCACATCCAGAAGCGAATACAACTGGTCCAGATCCACATTCGCACCCAATTTGATTTCACTCGTGATGTTATTGATCTTCACCGATTTATTAGCCAGTGGGAGACCGGTGAGTTCTCCCACATACATCAGTAAGGACACGGGCTCTTCGGGTGACCCGTCTATGTATCCACCTGAAAAACGAACCCGCCCGGTGTTGAAGATGCTTATACTGGCACCCTGGATCTTCTCACCTTTCTTTATCTTGATAATAAGTTCGAGCGAAGATATACGTTCACCGGATACAGTCGCCAGATTCTTACCACCGTACTCACGGGTGTACTCAAACGCCTTCTTAAAACGCCCATAACGCAGAGACATGCGCACCGCCTTCAGCGTGTACCCACCGAACTTCTGTGGATTGAAACCCGCACCCACCACCTTCTCCTTTATCTGTAAAAGATTAACAACTCTGCCTATATCCAGAGTGGCATTGTACATCCCCAGATAAAGATCAGCAGTCTGCCTAAGATTGAAATTCACCGGACGGTACGTCTTCTTCTTGTAATCATCCGCAATTCCACGCGCCCGTGGTATGGTCACATCCAGCACAGCCGCTAGCTCTTCCAGGTATGATCTAGATGGTAACTGAATACCACCGGATGTAGCTATGGCGTACGCCCTGAGGATAGGCAGAACCTCCTCGGCATTCTCACCGAATTGATTCATCTATAATCATTCCATATTTTTTTAGTAATCCTCCGAGAACTGGATCGTATCCTCCACAATGTCCACTCCAACGATAACCGGTTGCGGTGGATAGGCGCGCCCCTTGTAAGTCTTTGCCTCTGTAACCACTTCCAATTGCCGCGAACTGAAAGGACCGGCGTAGAAATCCGGATTGAACTTGAACCGCCCCAAGTTGTTCTCCTGGCAATGCTGATTGAACATCTGAACAAACAACTTCTGTGGACAGAACAACCCCTCACCGTAACGCACCTTCTCCGAAGCCAAGAAGTTCTGGAGACTGTTGGTCACCATGGCCACCTGCGTCTGGATGTTCTTGAAATACTTGGGAACCACATTCCAAATATCGTGATCCGAATACTTCTGAGCGTACTCCAAATAGGCCCACACGCACTTGTACATGATCACCGGTAGCTCCTTGTCCAACTTGTCATCCAAGTGACAATCCGCCTCCATCACCTGCTTCCCAAAGTTCCACGAGAGGATACGACGCAGTACACTGCCCGAGTTATCCTTCCAGTTGGGGATCTCGTTCCCTCCGAGCATCCCGGGAGTCTTCCACACACAGGACCGCGCCTTCTCATTCTTCACAGCAATCGAAACGTCCTCGCCGGAAACGATCGACTGGAACTCCGCCTGCTCCAGACACAGATCACCCTTCACTTCCGGTGCGATGAACATGAACCCATCGTAAATACTGGAAAGACCGAACTTCCTCTCAATATTGTTGGACATAGTACGGGCATCCTCATTCTCATAGAACTTCTTGAACACCTTGGTAATCAGTGTGGACTTACCAGACCGAGCAATACCCTTGATGAAAGGAATCACCTGCCATCCATCCATATCACCCACATCAAAACACAACCGACCACCCATCACATACATCCACTTGGATACGTCGTCGTCAAACCCCTGATAATCCAGGATGGACTGAAAATGCGGTGTCGAAAGATCCCACCAATGTTCTATGTGAGTATTGGGGATGAACTGCTGATCAAAGTACTTCGAACTGACCACAGTCGGATCCAGACAACGATACTCATTGCTCTCATATGGATAGAACCTACAGATGTACTTGCCATTGGTGGGACTCCACTCCTTACCAACAAAGATACCATTGTTGAAAGACCACACGTGACGGTTCTTCTCAATATCCGGAAATTGCATATCCTTACAATCGGACAGGTGCTTAATAGCGTTGCGTGGGTTGTTACCGTTCTGCGTCAAGTTGCGCCACACCTCGAAACGGTCCTCCTTCTGTGCTGCGGAGTACACAAACTCCGCAATGGTCATGATGGGCTTCCACGCGCGGGTGTTGTGTCCTTCTGGTGTCTGGATCTGAACACAGCACTGCCCCTTATAACGACGATAGTTCTTGTCATAGGTCTCATTCAAAAGAGAAAGTAGCAACTGCTGGTACTGTGAAATCTCATCCAGGTCATCCATAGTGGTACACCGGAACAGAGAGTGATCCGCATCCGGGTTCACAGGAACATATGTGGGATGATTGGTTCGCTCATACTGTCTGGCATACCTGAAAACCATCTCATACGCATCATCCTCCATATCAATCAACCGGTTAATCCGAACCGATATCTTGAACTCATTTCCGTTAATGTCAATCGAATCCTGATTCAGAACGTCAATAGCCCTCGCGCGGTGGTACATCTGACCCAGGACGTTGCGTTTACGGCGATGCTGATCAGCCACCCGACTGATATCAAGTTCCCGCGGAAGTCCGCTTTGGTCGAGCTGTTCGGCGCTGTAAAACTGCTTGAAGCCGTTGGTCAGAGGTATCCAGGGGTCACCTACGCGATCAAGATTCCACTGGGACTCTAGTTGGGAGATGTAAGTCAGAAGTTGATCAGCATCTAAGCTCTGTACTTGTGACTTAAGGATCTCTAGACGGGTCGCGGAGGTGTCAGAATCCTCAGAGAGATAGTGAACGTCCTCCATTTTAGTTTACTATAGTAGTGCTATTTTTTTCTAAGCTTCTTCCTTCTTGCTCAGCTGACTTAGCATCTTTACAAGGATCTTGTTCTGTACGTCCATCAGCTTAGTCATCTTCTCCATGTGGGTACTGATACTCACAAGCGCTGTACAGATGCTATCACCCTCCTCCGTTGTTAGGAAAGGAGCAAGGGCGCTACCGAGATCCATCCCCTCAAAGTCCTCTTCCTCCTCTTCCTCGTACTCCTCATCGCCTTCGGGGTCCTCGGACTCAAACTCTTCGGGTTGGAAGGCCTTCTTAGGTGCCATTTATAGATCCCAGAGGAAAAGATATTAAAAAAAAATCGCGTGTAAGTAGTACAATCACAGAGACCAAGGGGAGTTCATGACCCACGCCCGGGACAAGCAAGCGTACGTATCCCTATAAGGGTAATGTGATTCTATGGTATCTCGACCAGAACCTGGTCAGGCTCAAATAAGTAGATCACGGACCACCACTCGACGAGAAGGTTGTCTGCTTACACGCTTTACCCGACGTGTGCTTCGTCAGTGTCTCGGTGTAGGTGGTAATAATGCCACCGGTGTTACACATGGGCGGACCCTTCGCTGACAGCTTGCTCTTGTTGGCACCCATTTTATATTATAAGTTATTATGTTTTTGTGAATCGCAAGAACATCTTTTAGGTGCTATTCTTTTTTCTTAGGAAATGGGAGCAACCGTTGTCGAATAGTCTAAATCCAACACAAGCCGAATTTTTTGAACATGCATTAAAGTGAGTATTTATATCTGAATTACAACCACCACCAATTGGTTGCATAGGATTATCACCCCACGTTTCATACCGAGTGGCGGTACTGTTAAAACATGATGGATTTAAATACAATGCTTTGAGGCCTTGTCCATCAGTAATTTCACCTTGATCTCCAATATCTTTGCCTTTTTGTTCTATATAAATCTGGTCAGAGGAATATGCACACGATGGTGCTGCGTTTAATAAAAGACGTTTACAATCATTTCCAAATGTCCTGTAGCCTATACATCCAGCTATATTGCTGCAATGTCCCTGTATGGCATCTGGTGTGTTACAACCATAAATACCTAAATCAAATTCTTTATTTACTATATCTGTTGTACCACAACTAGACTTAAATGTTATGTCTTTGAACTCAGCCGGACCTTTAGTTGTACAGTCGACGATTTCATTATCTTCATTTAGACACTTGTCTTCTTGTACGCTGTCGTATTTTGTGGTGGTTGGGTCGCATGCCGATTGTGTTATTTTTGTGCAACTTATGCCAGATTTCTTATATCCTGTTACACAGCTGTCCAATGTGCATACCCCACTGGTGTTGTATTTGTACACCCCATTGGCATCATCTCCTATACAAGTGTCACCTGCTGATGATGCACCCTTTCCGGGTAAGAGTCCTGAGAAGGTCCAGTCTGTGAAAAGTCCCCAAAAAACTATAAATATACCTATAACACTGACGGCTATCGCGAAGGCTTTCGCGAATCTACGCAATGGATTGCGCTCTTTGGCAACCATTTTATATTATAAGTAACATTTTTTAATTACTTTGTTCCCCTGTCAATTCTTGGATTTGATATCCACACCATCCATTCGGAACATCTCAAACAATATTTTCACAATCAATACACCTATCATTCTCAACTACCTTATTACACTTGACACATTTGAACATAAATACATCTTCCTGCAACAAATTTTCATTTATATATTTTTCAATAACATTGAAGAATAAATCACCAATTTCTTCTGATGAAGAATGGGAGTATAAAATATTCCATAGGTTTCCTCCATTTTCCATTAAACCATCTACAAAAGATTTTACAACCGGCCACACAACATCAAATGCTGTGGTGTCAGACCATTCGGCGTTATCAGTTAACATGGCTAATGCACGAGAAATACTATGAGGTATATTAGCATCTTGTCTAGGTGTGATACCAAGTGTTTCCATTCAAAATCATTATCACTTACAAGATCATTTACACTTTCTCTAATTATTGAAAACGCTTCTGTTTTTTTCTTTTCAAAATCTTCCCAACTTTCATAAAACTTTTTATTTCTTTCATCTTCTGAGATATATCATAGTCATATAGAGTTTTCGAGCAAAGTATGAGAATTTCTATACAATGAGTTAAATCTTTATTTAATTAACACTGATATTATCGTTTGGTACACTTGATAACGGTGCGGAACTCGTTACCAGTGCTCGTCGAGGTCCATTTCCAATCGGCGGTTCGGTCCTTGCGAGAGTAGTACGTGGTCCCAATATTTTCCGAACTTTGACAATTATAACCGGTTGACCGCGAACCCCACCCGCCTTGTTCCAGGCCCAATCACTGGCTTTGTTTACACACGCGCTCCAGTTCCACGACATTTATATGAAAAATTCATCACGAGGGTGCGCAATCTTTCTTGTGAATTTTTTTCTTGGGCCATAGTATAACAACAATGGCGGGTGGTCTTATGCAGCTCGTGGCTTACGGTGCCCAGGACGTGTTCCTGACTGGCAACCCCAAGGTGACTTTCTTCCAGGCGGTGTACAAGCGCCACACTAACTTCGCGATGGAGACCATCGAGCAGACCGTGAACGGTACCGCTTCAGCGGGTGGTCGTATCTCCGTGACTGTTGCCCGCAACGGTGACCTGATCGGCGAGATGTATATGGAGATGACAGCTAACGTTGGCCTTGGTGCCGAGCAGCGCTGCTGGGTGGCCGAGCGTGCCATCGATGATGTGGAGCTGTCCATCGGTGGTCAGCGCGTTGACAAGCACTACCAGCGTTGGTGGCGTCTGTATTCGGAGCTGTACCTGGATGAGTCCAAGAAGGTCAACTACGGTAAGATGACCTCCAAGGCTGTGGACAACACCCTCCCGCAGTCTGTGTACCTGCCACTGATCTTCTTCTTCAACCGCAACCCAGGTCTCTACCTTCCACTTATCGCCCTTCAGTACCACGAGGTGCGTCTGGACTTCGACCTTTCTTCGGAACTTACAACCTTCTTCAGTACCAACCCAACTATTAAGGTGTGGGGCAACTATGTATACCTCGATACCGAGGAGCGCCGCCGCTTCGCCCAGAAGGGCCACGAGTACCTGATCGAGCAGGTGCAGCACACCGGCACTGACACCGTGGAATCCGGTACCAACAAGCAGGTGCGCCTGTCCTACAACCACCCAATCAAGGAGCTGGTGTGGTGCGTGTCCAACGTGAAACACGACAACAAGTTCTGGAACGTGACCACTAACAGTTCGGCTGCAGTGACTGTGGAGCCATCTGGTACCGTCCCCACCACCTGGGGCAGCGGCTGCCCACTTCTTGCGTCCGGGGGTGGGATCACAGAGGAGGCCCACGGTTCCGTGGAGACCTTCAAGCTCATCCTCAACGGTCAGGACCGCTTCAAGGAGCAGAAGGGCAAGTACTTCAACCAGGTGCAGCCCTACTACCACCACTCGGGCTGCCCAATGCCCGGTGTGTACTCCTATTCGTTCGCGCTGAAGCCAGAGGAGCACCAGCCAACCGGCACGTGTAACTTCTCTCGCATTGACAACGCTCAGGTGGACGTGAAGTCGCGTACCAACAAGCAGCTCGAGATGTTCGCCGTGAACTACAACGTGCTGCGTATCCAGTCGGGGATAAACTGCCTGTCCCCAACAGCCGACGTGAAAAGCGTGCTATCGGCTAGTCCCATTGCCTGTTGTTAAGCAGTCAGTGGGGCGACACACCTTGATGCGGGAAACCCCTAAAGGTCTGATTACCACCCTCTCTTTGGAAACGATTTGAGGGGATCTCGGTTAATAGCCGAACCCGACGGTAATAATATCAGATATGTAACAATGGGCAATCCGCAGGCTTACTTCCTAAACCCGTTATGATAGGGCACGGAAGGGTCTCAACGACTGAACGGGTGTGGTCGTCTAGTGAAGGTCTAATCAGCCTGAAGACGGTTAAGATACAGTCTGGCCCTGTGGGAAACCACGGGGAGCCGACCGGGGCGGTCTGGCATTTAGCAACTAAGTATGTTAAAGAATATGTATCCTATACCTGGGGTAATCCCCCATATTAAGATACAGAGTGGGTTAGAGGGAAAACACTCCATTTGTACTAAGATGGCTTATAGGTTAGTACCTATTAAGTCTAGACCTGGTGCCTTCTTTGCCATTGATGAAGCAGACTATGATAGGTATGTGATTCATATGCCAACGTGGGGTCTAAGTGGATCCACAGGTAAATACCTTCAGTGTGACTGGAAGAACTCTCCAGAAGGTCGCAAACGCCCCAGACTCCATAGGTTTATAATGGTTGGATTGAATGACAGCAAGGATATTGTTGTTGATCACATAAACGGAGACACCCTTGATAACAGACGTTGTAATCTCCGTATATTCACACAATCACAGAACGTAGCGCACAGAGCCAATATGAATACAAACAATACATCCGGTGTACGTGGACTTTATTGGTGTAATACTAATCATAGGTGGATTGCTTGTATTAATCACGGTGATACCACGTGGTGGAAGAAATCATTTGTGGATCGCGAGAACGCAGAGACTGAACTCCAGATCAAGAGGGGTGAGTATGATACCTTATATGGTATTGCTGCTATTGATCCTCCTCCTAAACTTGTAGAATTACAAGAGAGCCATCGTATTTTGAACGAATGGTTAGGTACTCACGAAGGATCAACCAGTAATAAACCATCTAACCAGTCGCGAGATGCGTACGATGAACACAGGAGAATGGTAACAGCTAATAGGAGACAAGCGGAGCGAGAGAAACTCTTGACCGGTCCACAGACGGACGAAGTTATCAAGCGATTAAAACGACTAGACGCGGATGATAAACGGGCAAAGAGTAGGCGTGTAAAATAAATAAAACTACCCACCGCGGTAACAGTAAGAACCATGGAAATCGCAACAACTTTCACGTGTCCGTGTAGACCTGGGTTTACATACGCATCAAAACAAGCTCTTTACAATCACAAGAAATCACAACGTCACCAAGCATACGAAAATAAAACAAAGTCTGAAAAGATAGACGCAACCAAGCGTGACAACGAACTTTTCATACTTCGTTTGAAGCTGAGTGATCGTGAGGAAACCATAGAACGATTGAATTCTAAAATAATAGATCTGAATGTAAAATTGAAGAGGATGTCAGATGATAATAAACTTCTGAAAAAATTTATACAGTCCGAACACCCACCGCTAATTGAATTTTAAACTAATCGTCAAGTAATAATGATCCCAAGATTGCCGCCCTTTCTCGTGGTTTCCAGATTGACTCGGGACTCTCCCTTTATCAGGTCGATATTAATTGTCGACGAGACCAAACGAACGAAGCCGCTGTTCAGTTGGTACAACCCCTACGAACCCACGTGGATTCCCGTGGGGTGGCTGAACGATACTGTGCGCACACTCAAATATTATTTTGAAAGGTGAGGTTAAAATGGGATCCAAGGGGTCGAAGCTGGGTGTACCGATGTGTGATGTTATAACAAATATAAAGAAGGTTCGTACGGGTTCGGATAAGCACGGAGACTTCGAAGTCTTCAAAGCAAAGTACACAAAGCACGATAATAGTCCAGAATGTATATCGTGTTCTAGAACATGGAAGACGTACTCAAAAACCCAGCCGCATTTGTAAGCAATTCACCAATCGAATAGTGCCACGTGTGTTCGGTCGAGTTGTGGATACCAAGATAGCTGTCAACAAAATTTGGTTCCTTCGGTACACCCCGGTAGACACCCAGTGGATCTGGGTTAACCTTTGGTCGTCTGGAGAGACACCCACCGAATCCCCGGATAAACTCTGGATTCTGTGAGAGCTTGTATTCAAACAGTTCCCACAGAGCCCCTAAGATCATATAGAACCAGAAGCGATCTGGGTAAAGATAGCCTAGCAGTGCGAAGAAGAAGAAGTGACTAATCTGAAATCCATACAATTCCCGACGGACACAATGGGTCGTGTCTTCATCACATGGACACCTCTTGGCGTACCAGAAGAACCATAGAACAAATCCTAACCACACGAGTACTTGGGGTACCTGTATCATTTAAATTATCCACAGAATTTATATGGAAACAGGTGATATCATTTTGTACAAGGAGGCTACTGGGTACACGAGTTGGTGGTTAATAGACAAGATGATAAGTAAGTTCACAGACTCTCCGTGGATCCATACGGGTATAGTGCTCAAGGATCCAGCGTGGTTAGGTCTCCGTGGGACCTATATATGGGAATCAGGATGGACCAACTTACCGGATTCTGTGGACCGCGTGAGAAAGTTCGGGGTTCAGGTGGTTCCACTAAAGGATCGCATAGTGAAGGGATCTACATATCACCGTAAGTACCTCGGACCCAAGATGGAGGGGCCACAGTTGAATGATGTGTACAGCCATGTTGTTGACAAGCCATATGATATAGATCCTATAGATTGGGTGGAAGCCTTTATAGGGTACGATCTTGATCCACAGAAGGAGTCCAGGTTTTGGTGTAGTGCTTTGGTGGGGTGTATTCTAACTAAGATGGGTGTGATGTCCGAAGATACCGATTGGTCTATCTTGACCCCCGCAGATTTGGGAGATCCCTCGCTAAAACATTATGGTCCTATAAGTAAATGGAAGTAACATCAAGAATTGTCAGAATATCAGCTGTCGCAGGTGTGTTATATGGTCTCCCAATACCTCTTATGTACAAATATATTCCACTGGTGTTAACGGATCTATTAGATTCTCATGGACCTTTCAAGATGTTAGACATTATAAGTTATTCGGAATACCACAGACAAGATAAGATCACCGATATGTTATGTTATACGTTGTTACTATATTATATACTGACTACATGTAACTTACCACCTGCTTACAATCGTATCATACTTGCCATGTTTATGTATAGACTAGTTGGTCAGTTGTTATTTGATCGTACAGGTGATAGGCGATATCTTGTGTACTTTCCTAACTTCTTTCTAGAAATGTCGTTTTTGTTTATAGCCATCCATACATTACCCGAACACAAACACAAATATTTATCCATTGGATTACTGTTCATATTAAAAATACTTTGGGAGTACTCGCATCATCATTCTAAAATATTAGAGAAGAATAGATAAAGTATGGTCCCTAGCAGTGTGATAGCACTTGCCATTGTTTGTACTTTTCCAACAACAACCGTGTTGGTGTCCATGGGATTAAGTAGAAAAATGTTCCGTACTATCAGATGGATAACCGGGGTAAATAGCTTTAATCTTAACTATTGTAGACGTGATTACGTGGAAAAAGATTGTTAAGTGACTGTATATGAATGTGGTACTGGATCTTAATAGCGATTGGTATCATCTGGCTGGTAATGAAGTTTTTCACTACTAATCCCACTCCGATGGAATATGAGTATCAGTGGAAGGGAAAGAAATTATCAAATGAAAATGAGTTGTATTGCGGTTTTTTTGGTAAGAGGGTTATCAAATCGATTAAGAATGGTGTTGTAACACTTGGATGTGAGTGTGACCCCGTGGAAATTGAAAATGGATCCTTTGATACAACCAAGTGGGATTACACGTGTAACAAGGGATACAAAAAGTGTTTTGATGGAAAGAAGCGTAAATATCGACCAAGACCTGGATTTAGAAGTGATATATCACTCCGGGAACTGTATGCTAAAAAAATGGAAGGTGAATCGTACTGTATGGCTAAGTGATATAGAGCCACAAATACCTGTATACAGTAAGAATGAAGATCTACACCGATGGCAGTTGTTTGGGCAATCCCGGGTCCGGTGGGTGGGCCTCTATAGGTTTGAACGACGGAGATGCGGTCTCTTTCAAGTTGTGCGGGGGTGACTTACACACCACCAACAATATAATGGAAATGACGGCTATTATCCGTGGTTTGGAGCGTTATGGAGGAGGCCCTGTAGAGATCTACACGGACAGCAAGTATGTTATGGATGGTATCACCAAGTGGATCCACGGGTGGAGACAGCGGGGGTGGAGGACCGCGGCCGGCACCGAGGTCAAGAATCGGGTCCTATGGGAGAAGCTCGACAGTCTGATGACACCCTTTGTGACCTTCCAATGGGTAAAGGCTCACAACGGTGACCGATGGAACGAAGAGGCGGACAGACTGGCTAAAAGAACTGCCGAGCTTGTAAAGCAAGAATGATGCGTTACGGTTCGGTGGCGAGGCGAAACTTCAAGATCAGATGGGGACTCCGTGGGGGTTTGGTGGAAGACCACCACGTGATTCCTAGGCAATGGAGGAATCACGCGGTTGTTAAGAGATTTGAATACGACGTTGACGGTAGCCACAATATAATTATGATGCCAACCCGTTTGGGTGCGAGGGTTATGAATGTTAGGGGGGACAGGATGACCCACAACGGGGGTCACGTGAAGTACAACCGGTACGTTGGTTCCATGTTGGATGTTATCCAGACAGAGGAGGATCTGTACCGTTTCCGAGACTTTCTAAAAGGGGTCTGTAGGTACAACCATGATATAATACCATGGGTACTATAAATAGATGGACCGGTTGGATCCGGATTGTCAGTGGTTGATATGGAGGTTCTACTTTACCAATAACTGTGTACCCCTCATAAGATGGATAAAGTGTGTGTACTGTCCACGGTACATAAAGCAAGACCCCATGACCGACATGTGTAGACCGTGTAATCTCAGACGACAGGGGTTCTCCGAAATGTTTTCATTGTTATACGTATGAAGATACTTGAGTGGATCCACGTAGTTCTGGTGGCGTATCTGGCGACCGGGCATTCTTACCGTCACCTGGTAACTACACGGTGGTATCAAGTGTTGTTATCCTCTCATGGATTCTGATGGGTATATACCCCTTCAATATAGGCATGGGATACCCAGGTGGTCTCCAGTGGTTCATGCGTATTTTTTGGCTTAATAATCTCCTGGCTAGTTACAGGACAGGTACCATCTGGAACATTTTACTTCTCTTGAGTTACGGGCTTAAAGAGGCCACGCGGTAGTATAGTACCTAAGGTGGCCTGTTAGCTCAGATGGATAGAGCGTGGGACTTCTAATCCCAGTGTCGCGGGTTCGAGACCCGCACAGGCTTGGTCCAATTGCTTCGGCAGTTGTTCTATGGGATCCATTAGCTCAGTTGGTTAGAGCGTGGTGCTTATACGAGACCAATGTCCGAGACATTGTGAACGATACTCAGATAGTTCAATCTATCTTCGGCACGCCAAGGTCAGCGGTTCGAGACCGCTATGGATCACACCCCGTCCCTCGAGTACTCCGGTACTCATCAGTCTCCTATAGCTCAGTTGGTCAGAGCGTCCGGCTGTTAACCGGTAGGTCGCAGGTTCGAATCCTGCTGGGAGAGTATCAAGTGCTTTGGCATTTACATTTTTGCTCTAGTGGCCAAGTGGTTAAGGCGCCTCACTAGTAATGAGGAGATCGCGAGTTCGAATCTCGCCTGGAGCAGTCATCCTGGCCGAGTGGTTAAGGCGGTGGACTTGAAATCCACTCTCAATTTGAGTCGCAGGTTCGAATCCTGTGGATGACGACGAACTACATGTTGTGTGCCTCCTCGTGGCGTAGTTTGGGTAACGCTAAACACAACACCTCCCTATAGCTCAGTTGGTAGAGCGGAGGATTGTAGACTTTTAGGTGTCTACTAAAAGGATTTAACTCCTTAGGTCACTGGTTCGAATCCGGTTGGGGAGAGACCGTGTCAGGGTGCCCGAGTTGGTCCAAGGGGAGTGACTTAAGATCACTTGTGTGGAAGCACGCCTGGGTTCGAACCCCAGTCCTGACAATTCATTTTTGACTCTATAGCTCAGTTGGTCAGAGCGTCCGGCTGTTAACCGGTAGGTCGGAGGTTCGAACCCTCCTGGAGTCGTCTCAATTTAATTGATAAGGAACCACCTTGCCAATTAAATTCTGCGGTGTTTACAAATGGACAGTATTGAGGGTGAGGTCTGTGAGTGGGCTTTCAAGTACGTGGATCAAAATGTGAGAATGATTCATTCCCACACTTTGTTTGTCAGTTTATTGCCGACCACATAGATGAACTGTTCAATGGTGAAATCTGTAAAATGATTGTGGGTTGTTAATATAAATGGGGTGTCTGTGCTCCAGACCGGATTGGGACACGGAAGATACCATCGATTTCAACGAGAGGGTCATGAGAGCCAAAGTGGTATCGGTGTATGATGGTGATACGGTGAAGATTACCTTTCCATTCAGAGGTAAGATGTTTCGATGGAACTGTCGGATCCAGGGGGTGGACACTCCGGAGATCAGAACCAAAGATCCCATTGAAAAGGCAGAGGGTCTGGCGGCCCGCGATGCTCTCAAGGAGAAAATACTTGGCAGGTTGGTAGTTGTCACGTGTGGCAAGTTTGACAAATACGGGCGGTTACTCGTGGATATCCACATAGACGGCGACTCTATCACTGACTGGTTGATATCTAATAACCACGGGATTGCCTATGACGGAGGTACTAAGAATCGTATATAAATGGACTGGGACCGCTACTTCCTCCGTATTGCTGAGGTGGTATCCACCAGGTCACCCGATCCAAATACCAAGCATGGATGCGTGCTTGTTGACAAGTAACTCGGATATGTTTGTAAACGCCAAAAATATATGTTTCCAAATGATAGATGGGTGACTACGCATCCTATCAGGAGCCCATAACTGTGAAGAAACTTCCAGGTTCCATCCAGTTCAATGGCGGTGGCAGTGATCTCGAGGCCACGGACAGGGTCAATATTAGAGTTCTTTATCCAGGTGACGGTTCTGAGATTGGGGTGCTTACCACAGATGATCTGTATGTGAACCGTGATGCCTATATAACAGGCAATCTGAGTGTCTATGGTAACACCACCTATATTAGTACAAATACATTGGTGATTGAGGACCCAATCATAGAAATGGCCAATAAGGCTCCCGACGGTACCACCATGGGGCTTGTTATGCAGAGACCCAGTGGCAATGTGATGATGGGGTACCTGTCCACGGAGAATATTAATTGCTATGACAATACACTTGTATTTGCTTACACCGATGGTAGTGCCTATAGTACATCTCTGCCTGTTATCGAGAATAGCAACCTACCGGTGTACATCCACGGATCCGTGGATATCAATAGGGACCTCCATGTGGGTGGTAATCTCTGTCCGGGTACCAGTGTTAGATCCGATTCAACTCTGATAGTAAACACAACAGACAAATACGTTGGTATCGACAATATGAACCCAGTCTATGCCCTCGATATAGGAACTCCTTCTAATGTGGTTGTGGACACTACTACGAATGAAGTCAAATTTGCGAGTAATATACTGATAAGAACTATAAATACGGGGATCCATAGCATAGCAATAGGTAGCGAAGCTGGTCAGACACAAGAGCCCGGTGCGGTTGCTATTGGATACCTCGCGGGTTCCGACAATCAGAACACCCACTCAATTGCCATAGGGTCCGAAGCGGGTTCCAACAATCAGAACGCCTACTCAATTGCCATAGGGTCCGAAGCGGGTAAAACGTCACAGGGTCAATTATCGGTTGCTATTGGATACCTCGCGGGTTCCAACAATCAGAACGCCTACTCAATTGCCATAGGGTCCGAAGCGGGTTCCAACAATCAGAACGCCTACTCAATTGCCATAGGGTCCGAAGCGGGTTCCAACAATCAGAACGCCCACTCAATTGCCATAGGGTCCGAAGCGGGTTCCAACAATCAGAACGCCCACTCAATTGCCATAGGGTCCGAAGCGGGTAAAACGTCACAGGGTCAATTATCGGTTGCTATTGGATACCTCGCGGGTTCTTTAAACCAGAACACTCAATCGATTGCTATTGGTACTGGAGCAGGCGCTAGATATCAGGGAATAAAGTCCGTAGCTATAGGTTCTGAAACTGGTGTTAATTACCAGGCCTCAAACTCTGTGGCTATTGGAAACCTCGCGGCGTACGAAGGGCAGAACACTCAATCGATTGCTATTGGGTCCCAGGCGGGGTATTCGGGGCAGAACACTCAATCGATTGCTATTGGGTCCCAGGCGGGTATGGATAATCAAAAGGTTTGGGCGATTGCTATAGGGCGTGACGCCGGAAAAACGTCACAAGGAGAATCAACAGTTGCCGTGGGACGCGATGCCGGAGTAGATACCCAAGGTAATTTCGCGGTTGCCATAGGAACCGATGCCGGAAAAACGTCACAGGGTATATCCTCGGTTGCTATTGGACATAACGCGGGTCTCACCGGGCAGAACAATTACGCTGTTGCCATTGGATATCAAGCGGGTGTAACCGGACAACACAAAAACACCATAGCGATCAACGCGGATGATAATGTGTCTCTAGGAACATCAAATTCGAACGCCCTCTACATAAACCCCGTGAGATACACCTTGGATCTCCAGAGTAACATAATGGGTCACACTTCTGAGTATGAGGTCATAGATACGGGTATCAATGTTCAACTGGACGGAAATGTCTTGGATACTCAGGTGATCCGTTATGATTCCGATAAATCCAAGTGGGTCAATCAGCTGGACGGAAGCTTTCGCAGGGTCTACAATGACGAATCGTTTACTATATCAAGTGGTAATGTAGTCTATATAACAAATGATACAGACCCTGATATATCAAATGTCAAACTCGCAAACTCATCGGATCACTCCAAGATGCCAGCCATAGGTGTGGTCTATAAGGATATCCCAAGCGGAGAGGAGGGTCTGGTGGTAATGAATGGTTTCGTTACAATCGACCAGGATCTATCTGGGTTCAACCTGGGTGATGTGTTGTACGTGAGCAATGTGTCTCCCGGGAATCTTACGAACGTACCACCATACAACACAACGGCACCCCTTCACCTCAAACAGAATATAGGTGTGGTGTCGTCTAATACCACAAATGAAATCATAGTATACGGAACGGGCAGACCCGTGGATATCCCCAATATACGATACACCGGAACACCTACCGGCAACGTTCTGGTGTATCAAGATGGTAGAGAGATCATCGATAGCAACGCAATCACAGTGGCGCAGGGACCACCCACATGGGTCGGCATAGCAAACACCACACCTGCCCATACCCTCGACGTGGGGTCCAATGTGTACATAGACGAGAATGGTGACATCAAGAACCGCACATACGTATCAAATGCGGTTGTCTATACCAACGCGAGCAACACGCTGAGCACTACCGGTGATTTTACTTTTGACGAGTCTAATGGAGTTCTCACATTAAATACCTCTGGAACTTCTGGGTACGATGGTAGATCGTTGTTCAAGGTTGATAAGTTTGACGTTAGTGTTGTAAAGGGACAGCCTGTTTATATTTACGCCGATACATCGAATTCAGCTGGTAAGGTGAACGCTAACCTTGCTATAAATTCGAATGTATACAAGATGCCAGCGATTGGACTGGCTGTCAAAGACTATGCCGCAAATGAAACGGGTTATGTGATACGGGGTGGTATAACTGTTGATATTGACGCAAATACAAGTAGCAATGTATTTGATCATGAAGTGAGTTCGGATGACGTTGGAAATGTTGTTTATGTCAGCAATACAACCGGTAACTTGACTTTGTATCGTCCACAGCTGGCCAGTCAGCTTATCCAGAATATAGGTATTATAACTAGAATAAAGAAGCCTACTAACCAGGAACAGAGACAGGTTACAGTCCTGGTCCAGGGTGCGGGCAGAGCCAACGACGTACCCAACGAGATCAAAGCGGTCCGGGGTATTTTTTCAGAGAACTTGGGTATAGGGACAACCAGTCCTGCTTACAGACTTGATGTGGACGACCCAGGAAGCATAACTGCTCGTTTTAAGAACACAAATACGTCTGATAGGGCTGGTATAATAATAGAAAAACCGAGTAGTAATGTACGAAT